AACGGCACAGTCACCACAAGCAGTATCACAACTGCCGGAGGGACGACCACGGGTAATTTTACTTTCAATGACAGTGTTGAACTAAGATTAGGTACTGACGCAGATGTAAACATAAAACACACTGGCAGTGATCTCAACATAAATGAAACCACCGGTGACATACACATCAGAACATACGCCAATGATAAGGATGTAAAAATAACTTCAGATGACGGCAGTGGCGGAACGGCCACTTACTTTTTGGCAGACGGTTCAACTGGTGAAGTGAAATTATATCATTACGGCACTGAAGTGTTTAATACATCAAGCACTGGTGCAGAAATAACAAACACGTCAACAGGCGATGCATTATTAATCACAACCACAGAAGATTCAAGCAGTGCAGGACCTGTAATCTCACTCAAAAGAAACAGTTCCAGTCCTTCCGACGCAGACTACTTGGGACAGATCAAATTCAAAGGCGAGAACGATGCCGACCAAGAAGTTGTGTATGCCAAAATCACAGGTAAGATACTTGACGCCAGCGATGGCACGGAAGACGGTATCATAGAATTCGCACACAAGAAAGCAGGGTCCAATGTAATCACAGGTAGATTCAGAAGTGATTCTTTACAACTATTGAACGGAACTAACCTGTCTGTTGATGGTTCATTGACTGCAGACGGATTGAGTTACCCAACGTCTGATGGAAGTGCAGGACAGGTACTGACCACAGACGGTTCAGGAACTTTAAGTTTCGCAACAATAAGTGTGGGTGACTTCACTTTCAATGGCTCTACCATGAGTGCACCATCAAACGCAGACATGACATTTGATAACTCAGGTACAGGACGTTACATATTCGAAGGAACAACGTCACTGGCGGTGCCCAATGGTACAACAGCACAGAGACCAACAGGTTCAACTGGTGAGATAAGATACAACAGTTCTACAGATGCCATAGAAGGTTACACGACATCGGGCGGATGGGCACAACTGGGTGCGACAAGCTCTACGTCAGAGAACACTGACGACACAGCAACAGGTAGCAGTACAGCAATAAGCACCACAGAGAAGATAATTAACCAATTCACAATCAGTAGTTTTGACAGTGCTTGGTACTTAACAGTCACTAGAGACGAGATAAACGACCAAGTGTCTACAGCGAAACACAGCCTGGCACACAACGATTCGGCCGCGGTCGTTTCAACATCACACGTCACTAGAAGTGACGCCACAAACAGTTTCATAACTATAGACGCTGATGTCACTGGCGGTAATGCGAGACTGAAAGCCACGGGATCAAGTGTTGTTAACTCCGTATCATTTTACAGGATAGCACTAGGAGATAATACCTCAGCAGGCACAACAGGTAATGTGACGAACGTTTTAAACGCTGATCTTGACTCTGCTTCGGAAAGCATAGACAGTTGGGCCCATGCGTCATACCGGGCGGCCAAGTATTACATATCTGTCAACAACGCATCCAAAACGGAAGTGTCCAATATAGAAGCATTGGTTGTACACGACGGCACCACAGCGTACATCACATCATATGGTGCCACAAACACTGGATCTAATGACCTTATAAACTTGACGGCCGCAGTCGACGGGTCTAACGTGGTAGTAAGTGCAACTGGTAACGAACCAAATTTGAGGGTAACATCATACAGGATTCTACTTGCGGACGATGAGTCAGGATCAACGGGAGATAATGTTAATGTTGTTGCCGCAACCACAGTAAGTTCAACTGCGACAACAGTAGACTCTTTCGTAAATTCCGCTTACACAGGAGCGTTCTATGTGTTCACAGGCTACAACGCAACAGAAGGTGCGGCCAGTGCCACAGAAGTAATGGTAGTTTCAAATGATGATGCCTACATCAGCACAGGACCTACTATTTCATCAAAAGGCACAGACCAACTAACATTCTCAGCGACACAATCTGGATCAACAGTGACAGTAAAAGCGGCATCTACATCAGGTGCGAGTACAACAGTGAACGGTTACAGAGTACACATGTTGAGGGGATCAGCAGGTGCATCAACGGCAGACACAGTGTTAGTATCCACCACACAGACCATAACAGGTGCTAAAACATTCGATAGTGCTTTGGCAATGACTGTGGGAAGTGATCCATCTAGTGTTACCAACAAAGCACACATTTACGCTAAGGACGAGTCGTCTAGTGCTGAAGTGTTCGTAAGAGACGAAGCAGGTAACGTAACTAAAATATCTCCTCACAACGAAGAAGGTGAGTGGGAATACTATTCAAGAAATACTAAAACTGGTAAGACTGTGAGAATAAACATGGAAGAAATGATACGTGATATTGAAAAACTCACGGGTAAATCTTATATCAAAAACAACTAAACTATTAAATCCAATATAGTTTGTAACTTACCTTTTATACTTTTATTGTTGAGTGTATTTTTAAGTCCCATGTGCAAATTCTTTGGCCAACATTCAAACGCAGTCCAACAGTACCCTGAATGTTCCTCATTGAGTTTGGGTATGAATTCTGCGTCTATGGCAACTAGATATGTATGAAAGAAAAACTTCTGATCGTTTGAAGTGAACATCTCCAATGGTATCACCTTCTTGAACTTAGGCAAACTGCCTGTCTCTTCCTCTATTTCACGCTTAAGACCTTCGAAGGCACTTTCCGTGAATTTGCTCTTACCGCCAACCAATCCCCACATGCCTTGGGTCTTGCGATCAGTCCTCTGTAGGAACAGGAAACGTTTGGTGCTGGTGGCGTAGAACAGTGCACCTGAACAGACTATGTTTTCTTTCATGCTTTATTATAACAACTATGGAGTGGTAGCGTCAAGACTTGAGTTGTATCCCGGGTCTGCTCCACCGTCAAGCACTATGCTCCAATTACCTTGTGTGTACACACCCTCGTAAGATTTCACCCATTCCGTGCCGTTGAACCTGTACTGTATTCCTGTGTTAAGATTGGTGACGTAGTGTTGTGTTGAATCTGGATTGCTGGCATCAAAAGCCACATTCCATTTTGATGTTGCACTGTTGTATTCTATGATATCACCTACACTGGCTACAAGTGTACCCCAAGTTGCACTTTGGAAACTGGCTGTGCTGTCTCCAACGTCATTTATGACCAAATATCTATCACCGTTAGCAGGTGTGCCTGGATCAAATGTTGCTGGATTTATAATTTTCTTGACTGCTGTTAATGAGTTGCTTGGTATCGTGTCACCGTCGATTGTATACAATAGGATTGTATCATCCAGTGTTGATGTTGCTATGGTACCAACAATTTCATTGCCGTTTGGCTGTGTAAGTCTTATCTGTGATGTGCCATTTGTGACTTTGCCATACTGATCTAACAGCACTTTCCAGTTTACTGCTGGTCCAAATGTTTCAAACGGATCATAATTGTTGGGCTCATTGGCACCTGTCTGGAATCCATCTCCTCCTGATTTCACATTGGTGCCCGTTGATCCTAATAATCGTAGTTGGTTACCAGTCACCAACAATCCAAAATTATTTGGTGTGATGTAACTTCTCGATGTCAGTTCTCCGTCTATTAAACCTTTTGCTATGCCACCGTCGTCGTCGTATATGCTCATTATGATCTTTTGCACGACACCTAGTTTCTTGACCTTCACTGGAGGTGATAGCCATATGGGCATTGAGAACGTCAGTGTGGCAACATCTATCTCTGAATCTGCACCAACTGGTATAGTCCTCGAACTGAAAGTAGTACCTGTCAATTCAACGTAACTCAAACTGGTCCAATCAATGTAGTTGTCTGTTTTCTGTATCTCAAAGTCTGGGTTGAACAGATACAATATCTGCTCCATTATCTGTAATTTCTGATCTGTGTTTGTTGTCCAGATGTCCGCGGACACTTCCATCCTGAAAGGCGATGGCATCACTTTCTCGACTGTGTAACCCGCACCCATCTCGTTGGTGTAGTTGCCGTCTGAGTCTATGCCTCTTTCTCGTAAATGCTGTTTCTCTATGTGATAAGGATTCTGCATCCTGTCCCTGTCATAGTTCAGTTCTCTGACATAAGCGGCGATCCTTGGTGCGTACTGTAGTGCGTTCTCTGAATTGTTCCTGATAATGTTCGCCACCTGCCTCGTTGGATCTCCGTACACCACAGGCACTGCCCTTAACTGCACAGAATTATCTTTACCCTTGCCTGTTTCCACAGAAAAATTACTCAATATCCTAATGAACTGAGTGAGAAATTTCCTAACCTGACCTTCGTAAAAGTGTAGCATTCTTAATTGTCAGCCTTTGGTTTTAGAGCATCTGTCAATGACTGTCTCTGTTTAACTGTTAAACCATTTATAGTTGATTCTGTCGCATTGTTAACAAAACTTGTTTTGTAGTTGCCTCTGGAATCATTATTCGTTGTAGTTATTCTCACACTGTCCTCAATTTTGATCCATCTGGTTCCGTCGTATCTAAACAATCTATTAGGTAAGAAATCTGTTCTCAAGAAGTAATCACCTTTATCCACACCCGACGTTGGAAATGATATCCCAAAACCTGCAGGATTTCCGTTAGGTGCAACACCGTCGCCATCTAGGTAGAAACCATAGTGCGAACTTGCTGGAGTGTCTATGGTGGCATTCACGGTGTTACTGCTACTCGCTCTTTGAGATTCCGTATTAACATTTTCTGTACGTATGTTACCCCTCTCATCTATGGGTGCAACATAGTATTGCTTGTAATTGAACCCTGCCTTTGGAGCATCTGATTCTGCCTGTGCCACAATCTGATCGTTGATAGTTTTTTCTCTGTTATATGTACTCATGTAACTGGCAACTGATCCTGTTGTGGTTGCATCTCCTATTACATCTTTGAACTCTTGAGAGTCAACTAGCGTTTTCATTTTCAATCTAAGTAAGTGTGGCCACCATGTTTGACTAAATCCTTCTGCGGCCCTGTTTACATCTTCAACCACGTAGTATCTTTTCAGTGCAATTGGTATGCTCTCGTCTAGTGAATAATCTTCCTTCATGTGTGGGAATTCTAGCACATCACCACTCATTGGTTTTCTGCCAATTCTTTCCACAATGTCATTCATATGCACTGTCAAGAATAACGTATCATTTTGTAAAAACATACCAAACTGCGACAGATTAAAGTCTGCATCTTGCACATTGTATATTCCACGCACAGTGTAGACATCACTTGAATATTTTCTATCTCTGTTCTCTAAAAACAATAAATCTTGTATGGTCGTTTCATTAAGATCACTTCCGGTTACTCTTGGTTGGCTAGGAGAGGCCTCCCCGTCCTTGTTAGTGTCCCCTTGATCGTACGGCCCTAGGTATTTGTGTAGGTGTAGATCCGTCCCACCCACTTGAAACATCTCTTTGATGTTACGATCGAAGAATTTGTAGTCATTGCCTTTTTCAGGCTTAAAAATGGATAATCTTGGCATATCATACATATTTATTGCACAGGCAATGACTATAAATATGAGTATGTCAGAACTACAAACAGGACAACAGGAAATTTTCGATTACGTTAAGAACAATCTCGGTGACGGGATGATTGACGTGGAATTAGACCCAAAACACTATCAAACGGCACTGGAAAGAGCCATCAATAAATTCAGACAAAGATCTTCAAATGCTGTGGAAGAATCTTATGCTTTCCTTACTTTAAAGAAAAACCAAAACACTTATATCTTGCCGGATGAAATTATAAATGTAAGGAATTTAAACAGAAGAAGTGTTGGATCAAGGACAGAAGGTGGAGAAGGTGGAACACTTTTTGAACCATTTAACTTGGCATACACAAACACATATCTTTTAAGAGCAGGTGCGACGGGGGGACTTGCAACTTATTTTGCATTCGCTTCATATCACGAAATGATAGGAAAAATGTTTGGAAGTTTCAT